CAGGATGTCGCCGCACTTCTTCCCGCTCACCGCGGTGCGGCTCGAGGCCGTGACCGCGAGGTCGGCATAGTCCGCGTCCACCGTGTAGCGGCTTGCAAAATTGGTGCCGAGCTGAGAAACGAGTGAGGCGATCCAGCCCGAGAGCGTGATGGGCAGCACCGTTGGCGCGAGGTACGCGCGGTCGGCCAGCAGCCCGATGATGTCCACAAGGTCCCACTGCATCGTCAGGCCGTTGTCGCCGGTCTTCCATCCGTCGGAGTATTGGTAAAAGACGCCCACGCGCTTATACTCCACCGTGCCGTCCGCCAGCCGCACGCCGATGTAGGTCTCCACGCCCTGCCGCTCCTCGATGCTCTGGAACAGCCCTGACTTGCTCCGCGGCTCGAACATACGGCTTTTGTTGTTCATCGCCATTTTGAGCATTCCGTATGGTAGCGTCAGGCAAGATACGTCCCCTTGCTGCTGCACGGAAAAGGATGCCAGCATATTTTCGCTCCATTGCTCGTAGTAGCCCGGTATGATCTCTACGGTTCGCATTCTGCGGTACGGCAGGCTCCATTTAGTCACAGTGATCTTGATCGCGTCCGGCGTGTAGACCGTAAAGCCGGATATCTTGACAGCGCTTTGCGTGTTTCCGGTATACGTTTCCGTATGATACGACACGCCATCGACCAGAATATCCACCGTAAAATCCTCCGGCACACCGTCAAGCGGGTCGGAAGAAAAGAAGATGCTGCACGCCTGCAAAACGCTGACGTTGGCAAATGACAGCTGCGTCCATACCGGAGCAGAAAACGTTCCGTCCGCGCCCGATAATGCCTCACTTGCCGTTCCAATTTCGCCCGCAATTTGATAGTCGTCGGGGAAAATCGCAAACGATCCATCCAGCAACCAGCGGTTTTTCTCCAGCGTTGCGCAGCGCAGAGGCGCGGAAATGTCCTTGTCCGTCAGCTGTGCCAACTTTGACCACGGCGCAAGCCCGCTTGACGTGACCGTCCCGATGGTCATATCGGGGTCGGAGATGTCCACCACCGCTTTGAGGTAGATGCGCCTTGTTTTCCCGACGATAGCCGAGCGAAACGCGGAGGTCGCATCAATCATGCGGCGTCACCTCCCGCAGCTCGATGGAAAAGTCACCCCACATCGGCTTTCCCTCGCGGCTCCACATAAATTTAGGCGAGGCAAATGCCGTCACAAAAAACTCGGATGAAATCATTTCCGTACTGTTCGGCGGAAGAAACGCGCAGAGAATCGGCTCATTTCTCCCCTTTCTGCACGCCGCAAGCAGGTTATTTTTCTCCTCGTCGGTAAAATAGCCGTACTGGTAATTCACGCGCCACACCGTTCCGCGCAGCTCGCGCACCATGTTCCCCGGCAGCATCACAAGGTCAACGCTTAGCGGCTCTTCGTAAGCCGTATAACCGCCCTTCTGGCTTTCCGGCAAAAGGATCGCATAGCCGCCGGTATCTAAAATGAGTTGATTCATGCCGCCTCCTTATGCCATCTGCGCGTTTGCGATAGGCGTGCCCGCCGCAGCCGCCGCCTTGATGGAAAACGGCAGCAGATAGCTCGCCAGCTTTGTGCCATCCGGGAACATCAGGTTGATGGTGGTTGTGCCGGTCTCTGTGCTCACGCCCATGCTGTTGACAATGGCCGCGCTCGACCGTCCAATGCCGGAGTCGGCAAAGCCTACCGTTGCCGTACCGAAGTCCAGCCCGCTTGTAATGCCGCGTTTGATCGTTCCGTATTCGCTCTCCCAGCCCTCGCCAAGACCCAACGCCATATTTTCGCCGATCCCCGCAAACACGCGGGACGGGGAGTGAATGCCGAGAACGCCCTTGACGTTATCCACAATGCCGCTGAAAAAGCCGGATACCTTTTCGCCGATCCACGACGCCATGCTCTTGATGCCCTCCCACACGCCGCGCACAATGTCCTTGCCGACCTCGATAACGTCAGGAATGGAATCGACCAACGTTTTAATGATCGTTGCCGCCATATTCAAAACGCCTGTGACCAGCTGCGGAAGGTTCTGCGCCAGCCCTTTGACCAACGCAATGACCATTTGCAGACCCAGCTCGATAATGTCCGGCAGCTTGTCGATGGCATAGGAGACAAATTTTTCGATCATCTCCGGCCCCTTTTCCTGCACCACAACGCCGATGTTTTCAAGGATTCTCTCAACGACCGGCAAGAGATTTTCCGCCACCGTCACGGTGCTGCCCAAAAGGTTTGTGATGAGTTCCGCCATGTCGGCATTTTCATCGCCAAGCCCCGTGATAAAGTTTTCATACGCCGCTTTCATCGACGCGATAGAGCCTTGAATCGTCGTGCTGGCTTCCAGTTGCGTTGTGCCCGTGATGCCCATTTCCGTCTGCACGGTATGGATAGCGTCAACGATGTCCGCGTAGCTGTCGATGGTGTAGTTGGTGTAATTGCCTTGCGCGGCATTTAAGGCGTTCGCATCGTCCAAAAGACGCTGCATTTCCTCCTTCGTGCCGCCGTAACCGAGCTTGAGGTTATCCAGCATGGTATAGTTCTGCTTGGCAAAACCGGAATACGCATTTTGAATGGATTCCATGCTCGAACCCATCTTATTCGCGTTGTCCGACATATCCGTAATGGCCAGATTCGCCTTTTCTGCCGCCGCCTCCGTGTCGCCACCCATCGACTGCAAAAGCGACGCGGAAAACGCCGTCACGGTGGTCATGTACTCGTTCGCGCTCATGCCCGCCGTCTGGTATGCGTTCGCGGCGTACTGCATGACGGTATCGGCAGAGGATTTAAAAAGCGTTTCCACGCCGCCGACCAGTTGCTCATATTCTCCGTAATTTTCTACGGCCTGCTTTGTAATGGCGACCGCAGCCGCGCCAGCCGCTACAATCGCGGCGCCGCCGACCTTTGCCGCCGTTGCAAGCCCGCCTTTCAGTTTCCCTGCAAGCGTTTCCGCCTTGCTGCTCGTCTCCGAAAAGCCCTTGTCTACGTCTCCGTCGTCTACGCTGATTTTGACAAAAAGGTCTAATAAATTCATTTTCTCACCACTCTTTTTGGTGTTTTTGGTGAAAAGCCCTTGAAAAGTCAAGGCTTAAGTAGTACAATTTTAGGAAAGGAGGGTTTTGCCATGATCAATTTCAACAAAGATTCCGCATTTGACTTAAAGCCTATTTCCATTGCCGAAGTCCGCGACGAGGTCAACGGTCTTTTGATCGCGGGCGAAGAGATTGCTTGCGCGTTCAAAACGATTCGCGACCAGCTTATCTTCACCAACAAGCGCATCATTTCCGTTGACGTTCAGGGCATCACCGGAAAACGGAAATCGTTCAGCTCCATGCCCTTTTCCAAGGTGCAGTTCTTCGCTATCCAGACACCCGGCCTTGTTGAGCTGATCCCCGACAGCGAGCTTGTCCTGACGTTCTCCAATGGCTTTACCGCCAAATTTGAGTTCAAAGGCGATACCGACATCGGGAAGATCGGCCGCATGATCTCGGAATACGTCCTCAAATAACGCCTATCCCTCCGCCGCCCCGTCAGGGGCGGCTTTTTTTATCGTCAGCCCGCATCGCGCGACAATATCGGCGGTAATCTCTTCGCACGTTCTGTTGTCCTGCTTTTTCGGCTCAATCATGTCCGCGTATCGCGCCTTGATGTAGTTCCCGCCCGCATATCTGGCCGTATTTTCCGCAACCACGCGCAGCGCATCCGTCACATAAATGCGGTATGCTTCGGTTTTCGCTCTCTCATTGAGCCGCGCCACGCAGTACCGCAGGAACGGCTTTATTTGTTTTCGACCTCGGTATTCTCCTGCGCAGAGCCAGAGGTTTTCCCGCTCTGCGCTGAGAGAAAAAGTGCGCCGAATGCTTCATCGGTCAAAAGTTCCGTTGCGTCTCGCATCAGCTTGACGAGGTTCAGCGCGCCCTTGTAGCTCTCCGCGCTCACGCCCTCAATAGAGGCAAGAATTGCAATGATGTCGCCTTTGTGGCCCTTGAGCAGCGCAGGGAGCGCTTTTCGCGCCCTCTGCGTCGCAAACTGCTTCACCGTCATGCCCTCGGGCAGCTTCTCGCGCTTGAACAGCGCGGAAGCCGCATTGTCCTCCGCAATGTTGGCAATCGGGTCGATGATATCCGCGATGACGTCAAAGACGCGCTCGCCCTGAATGTCGGAAAGTCTCATTTACGCCTCCGCCGTGCCGGCCGCAATATAAAGCTCAAACGGAACGGTATCCTGTGCGCTCATGGAATAGTGCCCGGTAAACTCAAAAGGAAACTCGCCCGTAGATTTGTCGCTCGTTTTGATTTGAAATCCACCTGTAGAAAGCGCGTTGATCAGTTTGATAGCGATAAAGCCGCCGTTGGTTTCTCCGTTCTTGTCAGAATAATCGCCCACAAACCAAACGTCACCAAAGTCCGTGTCCTTGAGGTCGTTGCGCGGTGTAACCTTGGTCGTGTCGGTCGTTCCGATGTCCGCCGCGCCGCACAGCCGCTTTGCCGTGGTAGTGTCAGCAGTTTTAAACGATCCTGCCATTTTAGCCTCCCATGAATCAAGCTTTTTCAGCTCCTTCATGTTCTTCGGACAGTTGTCGATATCCGCGCCCATGTCCGAATAGGTCGGTGCGGCGGTAAAGTTAATGCCGCCGGTCGTTGCGCCAATCTGGCTATTGGGACCGACTTCGCCGGTTGCGGGTGTAAATTCAGTTGCCAAAATGCCGGCGTTTAGCTGAAGCTTCTGAAAAGTATCAGAAGGAATCTTGGTATATTTCATGTCGTTGTCCTTTCATCAGTTTTGCGACAGGTATTCAACGGTAAGGTTGAGATACCGCCGCTTGATGTTTTTATCGCTTTCGTCCGCAATGTTCTGGCACCACGGGGACCCGCGCTTGATCCACATCGCCCCGCCGTCATAGGCGACCATACAGCCGCCCATGCCGATTGCATCGGCGATCTCCTGTGCCTTGGCATTCGGTACCGCCTCGCTCTCGGTGTAATACCAGAGGTTGACCGTCAGCGCGATCTCACCGCTCTCCCATGATCCGGTGATAAGCTCATAGGTCAGCCACGGGAACAACGCATCTTCCGGCACGTTGGAGGTCGGATAGGCCGGGAGGAATCGAGAAAACCACGCATGGAGCGCCTTATCCTTTGTCATTTCGGCACCCCATTCCAATCAAGTAAGATTTCTGCGGTTTCGCGAGCAGCGAGAGCTTCTTCAAATGTCTTGTATGACCCTAAATATTTGTTTTTCCCGCCAACACCGATTACAGCGCGCCAAGAATGGTTTCCTTTATCAAAAAACACTCCTTTTCTCCCGCTTTTGTTCGATACGCTAAGGCTTCGGTTCCTGTTATTTTCCACATAAGAAACGCTTCTCAAGTTGCATTTGCGATTATCTTTTCGATTCCTTGAAATGTGGTCGCATACTTCACCGGGGGCCGATTGAAAAATCAGTTTATGAGCCTTATACATTTTCCCATTGGACCCAGAACCGCCAGCGGCATACCCCTTATAATCGAGGTGCCAAGACCACATAGAAAACAAAGGAATGTCCTCAGCATCCGCAAAAAACACAAGATTCCCCATTTTGTCAAAAACATACACAATGCCGTTTTCAACTTCATAAATGTTTTCCTTGTTTTTATATGTCACTTGTTCCACCTCATTTTGGTAAATTCTTTCGTTCCGCGGTAAAGAATTTCAGTGCTCGGACCGTCGGGCCTGCCGACCGCGGCGCAGTCCGTTCTTCCGGGTTTGAGGTCACGCGGTAGGTGTTGCCGGTGGACGTGTCGCGAAAATAGTCGTTATACTCGATGGGGACGGTCTTGTTGACCAGCGCGGAATACACAGACGTAACGCCCTCTTTTTCAGCTCTGCGGGCCTCCATCGAGGTGTCGAGCGCCTGATAGTTGAGAAATTCCGCGCCCTCTGCCCACGCAACGATGTAGCCGCCTGCGCCGTCCGGCGTTCGCGTCTTTTCCATTAGCACGCATTTGCTTGCGAAATCGTCGAGTAAACTCACGGTTCCACCCCCTTGAGCTTTCGCCAGTCGTTTAACCGGCCTCTAAAAGCGTCCTGCCAGCCGTTTAACGTGCCGCTGTCGCTTCCCGCGCTTCGTTTGGTGTAGGAGTAGCCCCCGAAGCTTTCGCTTTGATACGGGCTTGCAACGGCCTCCCCGTTTTTTCCCTGCCAAGCCTCGATCTCAACCGAAAGATCGATTACGGCTTTCGGCACGGCAAGCGCCCACACAGAGCCGGTAAACGTCTCGTCCGTTAAATCGACCGCCGGATATTGATGCAGACCATCGTTAAACACAGAGCCGCAGATGCGGAAATATTGATTGGTCAGGAGAAAGGGCAGCGTAATGCTGCCATTCTCCACGGTAAACGTGCCCTCGTGAATGTCCACAAGGAACCAGTTGTTCAAGTGCCGTAAGACCTGTTCAAGCATCACGCTGCCCCCTTATTTAACCCGCAGCAGCCGCAGCAACGGTAGCCACGGCAATGCCGTCCAGATACTCAGCCCACAGCTTCATGCCCATGATGGCGTACATATCGCCGGTGGCGCGGCTGTAATCGCCGTCGACATGGACGCCGATCAGATTGGTCTCGCCCTTCACGGTGTAATTCAGCCCCAGCTTGGCAAAGTCGCTGTCGCTGGGGTCCACATAGTAAAGATCGATGTTCTCCACGGGCAAAGCGATCACCTTCTTGGAGGCGATGTACTTCTCGGGCAGCAGGAACAGGGTGCGGTAGCCCATGAAGTTCTCCACGTAGTTGATTCCGAACATCGTCTGCACGGTGATCTCCTTGTCGCCCAGGTAATCGTAAGCGTCTATGATGTTGGCAAAGCCCACCACCTCGGTCACGTCTTTGTCGAGACCGGCAAACTTGTCCAGCACTTTGCCCTTTGCCATCGCAAGAGCGCGCTGCCAGGTCTTTTCCGTTACCTTGAGCGTGCCGGTGCCGAGGAAGGTGTAGAAATCGGTCAGAACCTTGTTCTGCAAGGCCACGAGGAAAGCCTCGTCGGTCTTCTCCACGGCAACGTCAGCGCCGTACTTCGCCACGCTCTCGATGGTCACGCTCTTGGCATACTTGGAAATGTCGATGTCGCCGTAAGCAACCGGCTCTACCTTCATCTTGGTGAAGGGGATCTCGTCACCCTCAGCCACGGTGCCGCCCTTGAGGCCGCCGTCCACGCTGGCCTTGTAAGAAACCAGCTTCGTGCCGGGAGCCTTGCGGATGGGACGCATAATGCCCATGATGTTGCGCAGTGCGTCCCAGTTATCAGCAAAGCGGGACACGAAATCCACCTCACGGGCGGAAGTGGTAAACTGCGCGGAAGTTGTTACGTTAGTTTTCGCAGCCATAAATAGCTCCTTTCAAAAATCAGTTGTTTTCACTTGCCATCAGATCGGCAAGTGCTTTCTGGCGCTCCGCCGTAGACATTACATAGCGGCCCTTGTCGTCCTTCTTGTAGATGTCCTCGCGGGTCTTTGCGCCGCCGGTGTTTGCCGGTGGATTGGCGGGATTCGCCCCGTGCGTCTGCGTGGTGGAGACAAGCCCCTTGTAAGTGCCGTCTACGAGCGCATCAAGGGCCTTGGTGTCCTTGATCTTCTCGCCATCCAGCTCCAATGCGGCCATTTCCTCGCCGCAGCCGCGCATCGCAAGGTCGAGATTCGCGCCGGTGATGTTTTTGCTCTCAAAGTAAGCACGCACGGCCTTTTCCTTTGCCGCCTTGCTTTCCTTTGCCGTGACGTCGGATTTGTAAGTTTCAAAGGCCGAGTGTTCCTTCTCGTACTTCTCCTTATAGCCGCCGTCACCCGCTGCCTTGAGGTCGTCCAATTCCTTCTGGACGCCGGGTAGCTTCTCTGCGTCCGCCTTGTACTTCGTGAGATCGTCCTTGAGGGGGTCAACCACGCCCAGATGCAGCGCAACCAAGCGATTCTCGATTTCTTCGGTGCAAGCCTCGCCGAGAATATTCCTGATTTCCGCTCTCGTAAATTTCGCCATGTTATTCGTTCTCCTTTTCTTTGGCCCCAATTCTTCGGGGGCGAACGTTGTATAAAAACCGCTGTACCTCGCGGTGTTTACCTAAAACAAAAGAGCCAACCACCAAGAATTTCTCAGTAGTTGGCTCCTATTGCCCTTTCCCGCGCCCAATTACGCAGAAGCTGTGTATTTGATTGTTTTCTTGACTTCTAATACGATGTACCCATCGCCTTTTCGGCGTATTTCAGCATCGTTGCCGCGCTTAATGATGGCTTCAATGGCCTTGATGGTTTCATTATCCATTTTTCAGCTCGCTTTCCAGAATGTCCCGATACTGTGCAGCATGATCGGCGGCAGCGGGTTTCAAAAACGGCTGCGCCTTGTTGCCGCGCGTGTAATGCCAATTGCCCTTTGCGTCCTGATATACCCACGGCGTAGGCCGTCCGCCGCCGCCTTCGGCATAAATGCCCGTGCCAAGCTCAACGGAAGGCGCGTAAGAATTGTCCGTCCCGATGATTACCGCCAGTTCCTGCTCGTCTACCACATGAGTATTGCTGTTTCGCAGAATTCCGGTATCCACGGGGCACAGCTTTTTCGCATATCCTTCTGCCACCAGCCCGCACTTTTCAAGCCCGCGCAGCAGCGCCGCCTTGATCGCGGCAGAAACCTCTTTACTGTTGTCGTGGATTTCAACGCTCATTTCTTTCTCCTGAAATACTTGTCAACGATTCTCAAAACCTCATCGGCGTATTGATTCGGCGTTGCCCCCAATTTTGCATAAGCAAAACATTCCGCAAGAAACTCATTTTGATTGGAAAAGGCATACTTTCCCAATTCGTCCGGTCGGTCATTTTTTGCGACCTTATAAACCTCTTCGATTTCGTCCCAAAACGCGAGTTCTTCGCCGTATCCATACAAACGGCTGGTTAATTCTTCGGACAGGGTATGCGCAAACTCGTGCGTTGTTGTATATACCCCGATTTGCCGACGCCCCAATCGCGGGCTTTCGCCAGCCGCCGAAGATTTGCGCAGCTCGGTAAACAAGCTGTTTTGGTCTTTGTAATATTTCTTAGGGTATTGCAGTGATACTCTTTCAGCCCTTGCACCAGAGCGCTTTACTTCTCCCAGTGCCGCGCGTCCGGAAGTTGTTACAATCTCGCTAAAATGATACCCGTATTCATCCCCCAATCGTAAAATCTGCTCCATATTTTCTTTTGCAAGGTTTAAATCCATTCCTGACAAATTAACTGTCTTTTTGGTTCTTTCCTGCATAATATTGGAAACAACAGAAACGCTATCGGCACTTCGTATTTTTTCTATTGCTATTGTCAAAACATCTGTACTAACGCTCTTTTTCCACCCAGCCCATTCCGCATAGGACATATCCGAGATAACCTCTGTTTGCCCTGTATCGGCGTTTCTGGCGCGCCGTTGTGCGGTAGAGGCATCTACCCCCTCAACGGCGGGAATCAGCGTGCAGCGGCAGTTATATATCTCCCACGGTGGCCCTTGTGGGTCGCCGGGAAAGCGACAACCATTAGAAAACTTCTTGTCTTGCGCCACTTGTTCGCCGTCAAGCATGGCATGAGAGTGGCGTGTACGCGCGTCCAGCGTGGCCAACCAACGTTTTTTGAGCTTTATCCCCATCTTTTCCGCCGCCGCATAGCTGTCCATGCGTCCGGCGTTCTGCGCTCCAGTCACGGCTGTACGGGCGGTGCGGATGGCGGAATTGCGGCTCATGGTGGTGATCCGCTTTTGCAGGTCATCCGCCATGTTCTTGATGCTCAAGCCCTGCAAGATAGAGCTGGTGACGCTTGCCGTGATCTGCTTCTTACCATATGCGAGGTCAATGCCACGCTTTAATGCTCGTTTCGGCGGGTAGTATGGCATTAAATCGGGTTGCTCTAACATGAGCCGTTTGACCGTCTGCTCGTCCCACAGGTCAAAGCCAACATTTCCGGCCACGCTCTCAATGGTATACGCCGCATAATTGCGGTTAAGAGAGTAGATACCGGGCGTCGCATCATTGGTATAAGACACCGCTACAGCGTTTGCGTCGGTCACGCGGTGCGCCACCTTATCACGCATGGCCTGATAGCGTTCCCCGCGCCCGATCTGATTTAGCCGCCATTGCTTATAGTCGGCCTCCGTCCATTCCTTCCCGTTCTGCACGGTGCCAATCAGAGCTTTCATTTCCTCGTCGCGCTTTTTGAATTGCTCAAAATATGCGTCGATGGTCGCTTGCAGCTCTTTCCCCGCCTCACGGTATAGTTTTGCAATGCGCCGTTCCAGCTTTGCAAGCTCCTTGTCGGTCAGCTTGTGCCCGAGGTCACTGGTCGCCATCGCCGTTCACCCCCGGCGCATCCGGTTCTGCAAAGCTCCGGTCAATCTCTTCTGCCGCCTTCCGCTTTGCCATGTCCTCGTACTGGTCAATATCGCCGTTGATGGTCAGCAGCTTCTTTGTGATGTATTCGTCATCGTAATACGCCGCGCCCAAAAGGATGTTCTGCGTCTCCTCGCTCTTGTTGATAATCTGATTGCGCATGTAACTCGGCTGATCCTCAATGCCTGCCAGACGCAGAATCTCAACAATAAACCGCGTTACCTCGGATTCAAACTTGTCCGTTTTCAAATCCAGCGGCACATAGCTGGCCTTGATTGCGGTCGCCGTCTGGTTGCCGGCAGATACCGCCGCCGCGTCAAAGCACTGGAAATCTTCATAGAGCTTTTTCTTGAGCATATCAATGGTGCTGCTCGTGCCCTCATACGGCGCCTCGATGGTCTTGCTCTCCACCTTCGCGCCGTCATCGCCGTTGGCGTGGGCCACATGTAGCGTTTTGAGCCGCTCCACAAACTTTGCATCATCCAGATCGTCCATGCCGTTGCAGTTGGACAGCACCCAATAGATCAGATTGCCCTCGTCCACGTTGTTTACCATATTCGAGGACGCAAGATCGAGCGCGTCAATGGTGTTGCGCTTGCCGACAATTTCGGATAGACACCGCTTGTTGTTTTTCAGCGGCACGATGGGGAAACTCGGATAGTTCCCGCCGTCATAGATTTCGGTTTCGCCAACTTCGGCCTTGCGGATAACGAGCTTGTAGCTGCGCTTTTCCTGCAATACGCTCATGTCTTTGTTCTTCGGCTGGAAATATTCGGTAAAGCCATCCAGCTCGTAGAGCGTCGCTCTCAGCGGCTTATCCTGCGCCACCTGCCAGAACCGAATACCGGCTTTCAATGCGCCGTCCTCCTCATCATAGAGGGGAACGAACTCAAGCAGGGAGAACACGCGCAAATGCGTCAAATCCCAGAAACCGAAGGATACGCCCGCGATTTTCGCCTCACGCGCCGCATCCATGACTTCCTGATCGAAGTCCGGGCACAGCTTGTTTGGCGTTTCCTTCTCCGCAAAGGTCACACCGTTTCCCAGCAGATACGAAACCTCCTGATCCACTGCCAGACCGAAGAAGCGGCTGGCCAGCTTATGATTTGCCGTCCACATATCCGTGTGGCTGCGCCCCTGCATATCATAGATGATCTTCTCATAGCGGTTAATGGTCGGATTTAGACCGTTATAGTATTCCTCCGCATCCGCCGCCGTTTTATATGCCGGACTCTCGCGGTGCTCATTGATCGCGCTGCGGATAAACGCCATCCGCGCCTGCTCGTCCTCGCCAACCGCCACAAGGTCATTATATGTTTTGATAGCCGCTCACCGTCCTATCTGTTCCAAAGTGGTGTATACTCGCGCCGATACGCCTTGTTCTTCAGGACCGTATAAGCAAAATACCGTGTTTCATCCATTGCGTGATCGTTTTCTTTGATCGGCCTGTCATCGGCGGATTTTTCGTCCCACCGATACAGGCCAAACTCGCGGATGCAGTCTTTGCAATTTCGGTGTATCTTGATTACGCCGTCCTGCAAAAACCGCGCCGTAGTCATAATACCGTTGGTTACGTCGTTGTTGGCCTTTCGCACCATATAACCACGCCGCCGCAAAACCTCGATAAACGAGGCGGCAGACGGGTCAACGATGATGCTTTTAACGTTTGCCTCGCCGATGAGCTTTTTAATTTCGTCGGCGTATTCCTCGTCCGTCTTGTTCTTCTGGTTCTCGCGCCCGGAATAGTAATACTCGCGGATGCGCGTGGCCGTCTTGCCATCCCATCGCCACAGCCCTGCGGAAAACGGGTTAAGTGTGCCGTAGTCGCAGGACACATAGTATTCTCCCTTTTCCGGCAGCTCGTCCACAATGCAGCTCTCGTCAAACATGGGGTAGATCAGGCCCTCGGCCACTACCCACAAGCCGCGAATGTATCGGTCGTAGAACACGCCGGAAAACATTGCCTGATAGCGTTCCAGCGTCTTTTGAGATAAGCCGGGGTTGTCCGTCATTTCAAAATGCAGATACAGCGCGTTTCGCTCCTTGTTCCGCTGTATCCACTCTGTATAAAACCAGTGCTGTGGACTTCCCGGGTTGCAAGAAAACCACAGCTTTGCGCCGTCAACGGAGCAGCGGGTCAAGGCCTGTTCCACAAACGAACGCGGCATAAGCACCACCTCGTCCAGCAGCACCCCCGCCAGCGTGCGGCCTTGTATCAGCGTATAGCTGGCCTCGTCCTTTCCGCCGAACACCTCAAAGTAGTTTGTCACGGCTCCGCGCCGCACTTCCATAACCTTGTCACCGCGCCGCCAACGGATGATATAACGTTCCTTTGCAAGGCTCATCGCCGTGAACGGCACGATGATGTTCTTGGTGCAGCTATCCACCGTGCGGCCACACACACCAAATCGCTGACCGCTGAAATTCTCCATCGCCCAGCGGACGAACGCCCACATCATGATGGAGGTCTTGCCGGAACGCACGGCGCCGTCGCAGATCAGCGCGTCATACTTGGAATAGGAAAAAGCAAGGATTTTTGCTTGTTTTGGGCTAATCATGTGGCATAAATACAACTACCATAGGCGGAAATGGAGCAGAATTTTTACTTCCGCCAAATTTTAATCGTCCCCTAATAAACCGAATTTCCACATTGTTTCTTTTGTATATGTAATCGTGGAACCATTTTGTATCTGTTCTGGCAGGAAGTAGCATTACGACGGTAGACCCGCTAACGGATGCAAATAACGCTCTCCTCACCCATTGCCCGATGCCACGCCCATATGGAGGATTGCACCACACGGTTCCTTTCCACGGATGTTTCAGTCCGTCTTGTTCCTTCGTATAGAACTTGTCGCACTTTGCATTTTCTGGAGTTGCACACACATCAAGTGTAAATTGAAATTCATTATTCAGTTTATCAAACAAATCTTGTGGCGTTTCCCATAAGTCTGTTTTACTGGAAAACATTAATTCTGTATTCATGTGTCGCTCTCCAACTCCTCCGCCATCTCTCTTAGGCTCTTGCTGAGTTCGTCCTCTTTGCCATTATCAGACGGCCCGCCGCTTATCATCGCCCACTTGTCGATCAGCGTCCCCATCGCCGTGGTGATTTGGCTGAGATTTGCCGCCGCCAGCTTTTCCGGGTCATTGAGCATTTCAAGCCCCTTGCCGATGAACGAACACACAAGGTCTTTGTGGTCGTTCATGTACTCCATCACATCGGCGGTGTTCTCTTCCTTTTTTTGCTCGCACTTTTCCACAATGTCGGCATTCGCCCGCACAAGGTTCTTGACCGTCGTTGCAGACACGCCGTTGATCTTTGCTGTGGCGCAATAGTTGTTCGTCTGCACATAATCCGCCAGTATTTTCTTTTTCTGCCGGTCTGTCAGACGCGCAGCCATTGTCACCACTCCCGTTTTATCATTTCATCCTCGAACCACCATCTATACCCTCGCCCTATTCCCCCATCTTTTTGACACCATCTATATATTGTTTTTGAATCAATCTTATTTTCTCGCGCCGTATCCGCTATAGTTGCGTATCGCTTTTTTTCATTATTCTCCAACGACACCCTTACTACTGCGCGGCCCTTACTCCCATATGCGTTGTTATATGCCTTTGTGCACCATTCCAAATTTTCTGCTCGATTATCCATTTTGTTTTCATTCTTATGATTTACGACTGGATATAAGTTAGGGTTTGGAATAAATGCTTCGGCCACAAGCCGATGCACCTTGGGCCACATATCTTCTCCATTTTTTGTAATATGAATTTGAAGATACCCATTTTTATCTTTTACAAGTTTTCTTTCCCTGTTTGTTTTAACGCTCCAAACTCTTCCGGTATTTGAAACCTTGTATTGTCCTTCTAATCCGCAAATTTCTTTCCAAATTTCATTTTTCATGATTCGCAATCTCCTTTTCTATAAGGAGATGTGGCGGGAGCATACCCCGCCATGCGTGACCCCTCGTTATTTGCTACCAGCCCCCGCCCCTTGGCCTTACATAGCAGACTTTACCCGCCCAGAGGGGCATACACTTGATGCTCAGAATAGATCTTCCAACTAAACCGCTTGGAGCGGCGAGACGGTATTGAGCCGCCACACGTCCGCAATGTTGCCTATAGCCATTGCTTTCGCTTCTGCTTCTGCACGCCGCGTATATCTCCCCTGGGCCACATCGTTGAGAGGTGCGGGGAGTCCTGTCATTTTTGCCCTCAACTGCCCTCCCCGAAGGGAGGGCTATCAAGGGAGGAGGAAACAGATGAAAAAGCAGAGGCGTGAAGAGCCTCGCCACATCACGCCTCTATTTTTGCATAGGTTTTTCTTATTTTTCCCCTTAAAAGGGGAATTTTCAAAATTTTTTTAGATAATCGTCCACGGTCATCGGATTATCCGTTCTTCCGAGCAGATAATCGACCGATACCCCGAATTTATCGGCAATGCTTTCCAATGCGTCCGTTGTGGGCGTAGCCTCCCCCGCCTCGTACCGCCTCACCGCGTCACGGTGCAGACCGCACAGTTCAGATAAGACATATTGCTTTATTCTCTTTCTCTCCCGTAAGCGCTTCAAGCGCTCGGGAAACGCGTTCATACCACATCCCCCATTCCGATCTGCTCAAATTCAGGCTTTGCAAACAAGGGAGCAAGCATTTTTTCTTTCGCTGCCTCGTAAAATCCCTTGTCCACCTCAAACCCATAAGCGTTACGCCCCATCTCATACGCTGCGCGAAGCGTAGAGCCGCTTCCCGCGCATGGGTCAATTACAACGTCTCCCTCGTCTGTGAATACGGAAATCAGCCTTTTCAGAACGCTTACCGGCTTTTGTGTCGGATGCACCTTTGGATATTGACTGCGTTTGTCTCTCTCCCACGCAAACCAATCAAATACCATGTGCCGCTCGCCATCCGAACCGACGTTACGGAATTTCGGCAGCTTGTCCCGGTAGAGGACGACCGCAAATTCTGTTGCACCTACTATTTTCATGTTGGCTTTCAGCACCTGTGCAGAGTAGTTTTTACAGAAAAACAGGGGATAGCTTTTCATGAACCCGTAGCGCTTTCCGTATTCGATCACGGTCTGCATCTGCTCAAACGCGCAAAACACGATCATTGCCGGAGCCTGCCCCTTTTCCTTCGGTTCCTTGCGCAGCATACGATTGCAGAAGTGCATGTACTCCGCAATTTTGAATGTTCCGTCCGTGTGGAAAAAGCTCTGCTTTGCAAGCTTACTTTCTCCGTTTTTATTGTCCCCTCCGTTGTACCACATCGGATTGCTTGCATAGGCATCCACGCCAATGTTATAGGGTATATCCGCAATCACAAGCTGTGCTTTTGGAATATTGTATCGCTTAAAATTCTGAAAATTGTCATGGTATAACTCGCATTTCATGCCAGCACCTCCTCCGGTCGGAAACTTTCTTTGATCTCCTTGTTGTCTACCATGATCGCCACGGTCACATAGCGCTTCTGCGGATGGATGTACGTCACCACGCCGGCGCGGATCGGGTACAGCTTTTCGCCGCGCGCTTTTCCCGGAAACTCCTCCGGCACCGTCATAAACTGCGCCCGCACCTTGTCGCCTACTTTCATTCCGCACCTCCAAACGCTTCCTCGAACGTCAGACCGCTCTCTCTGAGGATGCCTTTGATCACGTCGATGGTATGCTGATTGTTGCCCGAAAGCCACCACCAGATGTTGCTTTTGGAAATGCCTACCGCATCGGCAAGCTGGCGGCGCGTGTACTGCCGCTCGCAGAAAACCTTTTTCAGCGCCGGATAGACGCAATAGGGATATTCGATCATTTTCTCCCCGCCCTCCGCTTGTATCGGCCTTTTGACCTCTGAATGTAATTGATCATCGCGCTTTCTTCGGCTATGCTGGCCGTTTCGTTGCTTTTTGCCTCTTTCTTTTCTTGCAGCCACGCAGCATATCGCTCACAGGTCGAATGACAGCCGACGTGCCGCTCCTGACAGTTAAAGCAGCTCATATCATCCCACCTCGTACTGCGGGCAGGCAAGCACGCGATAGCTTGTCTCGTAATGCCTGCGAGCACCGCCGCAAGAATTCATCAAAACCCTTGTTCTGATCGCGCGCCAACCTTCCACCGGCTGCCATTTCAGCTTCCGCGTTTCCTTGTCGCATTCCGACCAAGGACATTTTCCGCAGGCGTATTTGCACGACCAGCAAAGCGTCGAACTTTGTTCTGCCGTCTACACTTCCTCCACCCAGATGCCGAATCGCTCCAGCATCAGTTTTTTCTTGATGATATATTCCTTTGTCTTAAAGCCCTTGGCGTCCTCTACGATCGTTTCCCCGTTGCGGGTGTACACGAAGTCGGCTATGTATGTAACTGCCCTCACAGCGGCTCCTGTGGGCGTCCTCTGCGCCCCCACGAGCTTGTATGTCTGCTGTAGCTTCAAATCGTGTATTTCCCCAGCTTTCAGCAGCATCCGCAGCTCATCATAGCGGTCTGCCTCGTGCTTGCTGTCGAACGTAATGCCATGCCGCACGGTTTTGCGGTTGTGGTACTTGCCCGTTTTTTGAGCAATTACCTTTTCAACCACCTGTTTTTGTGCCGCAGGCCCGAGACGTGCAAGGTCAGATGCCGTCAGGCTCATTCCCCCCTCCCGTCTGTCACCATGACCACGCGCACCTTGCCGAACTGCTCAAGCGCCATTGCGACGGATTCCTTCGTGGCGAGCTTGTCGCCGTGTTCTTCGATGTCGATGATGATGCGGATCATGGCTTTCTTTCTCCATAAGCACAATAAAAATCACCCGGCACAGTAAGGTCAACGCAAGCCCCATGCGAGCAACACAGTCCGCCTATATCCTCCCAGCTATGCTTGCAGTCCTTGCACCGCGTCACCGGAGCAGAAGCATCTTCCGTTAGAGCAAGATAGGCGAGAGCAAGGGGACGGCTATGATGCAATAGTTCATCTTCGTCCATGTATTGTGCGATATGTTCGATGGTTGCAATAGCTTCTTGTTTCAAATCGACGCCGCCAAGATCATTTGTATAGTGTATTAGCTTTTCTTTAAGCCCCATTGTCCGCCCTCCTATTCCATTCTTCTGGCAGTTGGGATAATTCTCCAATCCTCCGGCCTTTTCTGCGCAGCCCTAATTTGTTCCAGTGGCCCGCGCTCCTCACACACAGCGTACTGCTTCCACCGGTAGCTTTGGAACGTTCGGTTTTTAGTCAGCTCCTCGTGGGGGATGTAGAGCGATTTGTACTCAAGGGCATACATCCCGCTTCGCCTCCAATGCTTTCTCCGCCTCCTCGCGGGTGAGGAATACGGTCTTTCCAATGGAAAGGTCTGTGCGAAAGGCACCGTGTGACTTTTTGCTTTTAAGGCAGATATACAGTCCATTCCGATTTTTCTGAACCCGATACACTTTGCACTCGGTGATGACCGCACCATGCACCCAGTAAACCGTATCGCCCACCTTGCATGGCAGCACCGCCAGCCGACCGTCCTTGTCGGCCTCGGCCAGCTCGCGCAGGCGGGCAACGCCCTCCTGCTCCGCATCACGCATTACGATGTACCGTCCTTCCGCGTCTGCTCGCGCAAATTCGGCACAGCGTTCCGGCGTCAGCCCCGTGTCCTCGTAGGCGGCAAGGCGGTATGCCGCAGTAACATAATCGTGGTCTTTCACCCACACATCATCTTCACCCCAACGCTCAGTCAGTCGTTCCATCACTCCACCTCCCATTTCAGTTCGTCATACAAGTCACTGAACTTCTTATTCCAATGCTTTAGCCAGACAAGAACCTGAATGCCTATCACGATCCACAGCCCGCTGGCGATGTTTTGCAACAGATTTTCCATCACTGCACCTGCGGCGCGTCCGGTTTTCTTTGGTTCCAGTGGTACTTCCGTGCCATCCACTTCGCCTTCATCCACATCAGCAGCAGAACGGGAATCTCTACCCCAACAGTCCCGTTAAAGAAATAGTTGTTCACCTCAAACGTTTGGGCATCGTAGCTCTGCATGAGGTGTTTGCCGCTGGCTTTGCTGATGACACAGACGATGTGATCATACCCCTGCGGTTCACGCTTCTTGTAGTAGGCGCCGTACCTGTTTTCGTCGGTCTTTTCATACCCATACTTCTTCATCAATTTGTCGAGCATTTACTTCTCCTCCTTATCCTACATTACGAATAGTCAGCGCAGTATACAGCAAATACGCGCCCAGCCATTGCAAACTGGTAGCCCAGTCTCCCTTGCTGGCGATATTTACCACCAAACTGCCCAGCGCACCGGCTACCATCAGCAGCGGGAAAACGATTTTCAAAATCCCCATCACTCCACCTCCTTCACCTCAACCGTGCAAATCGTGTCATTTCGGGTCCCGCCATGAGGCACCAGCAAAATGCGCTGCATGGTAAATCCACGCTTTGCCCCCAACCCCATAGAGTTCCAGCCAAAGCAGATTACCTTTCCTCCCGGTCTCAGGATGCGAGCCGCCTCGTTCTTTGTCTCACTCCAAAAGGTCGTTCGCCCGTCCCATTTCAAGCCCCCCTGTATGCCGTTGTAGCACTCTTTCACCTGTCGCGGAGAATACGGCGGGTCATACAGCACACCGTCCACAGAGTTATCTGCAAGGGTTTTCAGGAACGCCAGCGCGTCCATGTGGTAATCCGTGGGACACTCCGGATTCAGGTCGTTGGAAATCGCGGCCGGTGATTTCACCCCCGCAAACGGGTCAACCCAAACGCCCTCTCCCATCTCCTCCCGCAGCAGCTGGGCAATGGGCTTGATAGCAAACGTTCGCTTGTTGGGCATCGCCCAAATCCGCTCCATACGCATCACTCCACCTCCTGCATCCAAAACTCACGGCGGCAGTCGGTGCACCCAGCAAAGAGCCATGCATTGCAGGCATGCATCTTGTCAACATTTCTTGGACACATCCTGACAACGTCGTCATTGCCCATCATGCAGTTAGGCCACTGCTCTAAAAACACGCTCTGCCGCGTCTTGCGCGGGTGCGCAGCAGACCATTCCTCGACGATGGTCACAATGTTGTCATCATCAACCATTCCTTCCAATGCACTGCACTCGCAGTCTTTTGCGGGGCATTGATAGCAGTCCCCGGCATGGTGGTAAAAGCGGCACATTCGGTCGCGTTCTTTGATAAACTTCACAGCGTCCATCACATTTCCCTCCATTTGCATCCGTTACAGGCTCCCTCATGGGCCAGCGTGTAGTTTCCGCATTTCAGGCACAGTTCGTTCCGCAGTGCGTCAATTTCTTTCACCTGCGCCTCGATCAAGTCAGCGGCTTCCGCCAGATCGTCGCACAGGGTAATGGGCGTTTCCCACTCATTTGCTTGTGCCCATTCCGCGTGCTCACGCAGGGCTGCTACGATCTCTTTTTCTGTCATTTCATTTCCCCATCAGGTATTCTTTCATTTCAGCCGGTAGTTTTTGGCCCCGGTAATATTCAGCACGCAGCCTTTCGACCGCTCCGCAATGCGCGAGCCTATCGCTTCGTCCCAGTCCAGCACGCGCGAGATCGTCCACTCGGAGCTGATGATTGTCAAAAGGCTTGGCTTGATATATCGCGCATTGAGCAGATCAAAGGCAATGTTGCGATCGGCCTCTGTCGCCGTTCCCTTTAGAAAATCGTCGATGTACAGAACCTTGACGTTTTTCAGCGGATCAATGGCATCTTGATATGCCTCGGCATCGTTGACCTTTGCTTTGATGGCTGGAATATCCGCACGCCATTGCACATAGCGCACCGGTAATCCGGCATCCATGAGCTTTCCGCACATCGCCGTGCAAAGATGCGTTTTCCCGCTGCCGGGGCTTCCTCCGGCGTAAAACCATCTTCCGCGCCAATCGGCAAGATAGCGTTCCGCTGTCTCTTTGGCCTGCTTCTGCCACGGCTCAGTCGCGCGGTAGTTCTCCATCGTGCATCTCTGCAAAAGCTCTTTAAGCCCGCTTCTTTCGATTCGTTGCAGATTTCTTTTGCGGATGGCGCATTCGCACTCCCGGTACTCCGCGTTTCCGTCTGCTGACCTCCGCACGGTGTATCCAACGCCGCCGCAAAGTGGGCATTCGTCAGAGATTGACGGCTCCGGGGACGTTCCATTTTTTCGTATCTCTTCCAGTATCGTGACCATATCCATTCATCGCGCCCCCTTTCTTCTCCAGCTCGCGCTTTTCCCATAGCTGGAATTTCTGTTGCCAGTTGTAGACCGGCTTGCCCTCGGTATCCCTCCACCCGGCGACGGAGTAAAACTCGTAAAATGGCTTTGGGTCAATAAGCCCTCCGCGCAGTTTGGCGTATTCGGCAACCTCGTCAAACGTGGGAGCCTTTCGCGGTAAGGGGGGAGGGGGGGATATATAGTCTTTGTCTTTGTCTTTGTCTTTGTCTTTGTCTTTGTCATAGCTTGATTTGCTTGGCAAATTTGGCATTTGTTTGTTTTGCTTGGCAAATCCTGCATTTGCTTGTTTTGCTTCAGCTCCGATCTTCCCGGCCTTGCTTCGCGCCTCGGATAATTCCGCCATTGCAGCGTTGTCCCTGTCGATCTGCGCCCTCATCATAGGGAAAAGAAACCGTTCGTTCCCGCCAAGCTGCGGGGCTTCGCCCGTCCTTGCGTATTCTAACAAGGAAGTGAAAAGCCTCCCCCTCTCAGCGTCACCGAGTGGCTCTATTGCGTCTAAGTAATCAACAAACAGCTTAATGTAAGTCATATCCGCCATGCGTTTACTCCTTATAGGGGAGCAGGCAAATTGATACGCCGTGCTGGGTCATAATAATGTCGCAAAGGTCATCTGCTTCTGATTGCGAGAGACCGTCGATGCGGATCATATTATGTGCCGGATCATCTACATCAAAGATATTCTCGCAATCGTAAATCAAAGCGTCGTACTTCATCCCGCACCTCCATCAAAACGGGAGGTCCCCGTCGTCCTCGACCTCGCTAAACTCGCCCGGGCTGCTTGATGCGGGACTGTATGCGGCGGGTCCCTCCTGCGGCTTGCTGTCGGCAAAGTAGACGCTATGGGCTATGATCTCGACCGCGCGGCGCTTATTGCCGTCCTTGTCGGTCCAGTCTCGCGCCTGCAAGCGACCGTCTACCACTACCTTACGCCCCTTGGCGCAGTATTGCGCGATGCGCTCCGCCGTGCGCTCCCACGCGACCACATCAAACCAGTCCGTCCCGGCATCCTTACCGTCGCGGTCAACGGCGATGGGAAAGCTGGTGACCGCCTTGCCGCTCTGCGTGCGGCGCAGCTCAAGGTCCTTTCCGATGCGTCCCATGACGCTGATCCTGTTCAAGCTCATTTCAATTCCTCCCTGTTTTTTCTGTAAATCATGTTCTCCCGTGTCCAGCCCTTCAGCGCGTCAGGGTGCTGTGGCAGGTTGCTGTAAACTCGTACCCAAGGTATCATAGGCGGCCTCCTCACTTTGGTGTTGGTGCAGATAGAGTACACGGCTCTTACCGATGGCGGCGTTTTGGGCGAGCCATGCGCGCGCCTGCTCGCGGGATAGATGGCTCTCCATCGCGCGGCTCTCATAGCTGAATTCTCCCGCCTCCAGCTTGCGCTTCATGCGCTCCTGTATCTCCTCTTCGCCGTAGTTGGCTTCGATCAGATAAAGGTCGTAGGCCAACGCAGATACCCCATTCAGCGACGCGCAGTCCGTCGCATAGAAGATGCTGTCGAAACCGTCCGATTTCTCGCCGTCTGCAAACTGAATATGCCACGCACAGTTCGGAACATCATGCGGAATTGGGTCGTACCATACATAAGCGGAAGTGCTTTCGGATAAAAGGTAGAACAGATCGTGACGCTGCATAGCCTCATCGGTCACGCGGCGGTCCACGCCGATGCGTCCCATCGGTTCCATGAGCCACGGAGGGACGCACCAGCGCAGCGCAGGGCGCAGGAAGTGCAGGCGCTTAATGGTCTCGGGGTTGAAATGGTCGCCGTGAACGTGCGTCAGCAGGACGAGCCTCAATCCCTTGCAGTATGGTTCGAGTTCCCGAAAGGGAACGCCGCAGTCAATGAGGATTTCATCATTCAGCAGTACGGCGTTCCCCTTGGAGCCGGTCGAAATGACCTTGACCTTACAGATCATTCATGCTCACCTGCTTGGGGGTGCCGGCCTTTCCGTCGTCCGGCGTACCGAGGGCATCAGCGGGAGCGGGCAGCTCGTCCTTGACCTCGCCTGTGGTCTCGTCCACTTCGACGGTCGGGAGATCAAAATACTGCTCGCGGCTCGCGCGTCCCTCTTTCAGTGAGGTATACACATTACGCAGGCGCACAATGCTCTGCGCCGTGAACGCTTCGGCCTTGCAGCCGATGTACTTTTCAAGGCACTCCATCGGTACGCCGAAGTCGTCCTTGAACGCCTGTCCCATCTTGCGTACGCGGTCGATCATGGGTTCATCGCTCTTTCCCATCATCGTCTTGGTACACGCCGCAAGAGCGGCGTCTACCACGTCGCCGGGGATAATGCCAAGAATGCACGCGCGCATACGGCGCGCGCCCTGATTGGCGACCATTTCATAGATGTCGCGCGGGTCGGTGAGGGCAACGCTGCCTTTCTTGGTGTAGCGGATATGCGGCACGGTGAAGATCTTCGTCTGGCGGGTGTTGGTCTCCAAATCCCAGCAGTAGGCCATGACGGTACTCTCGCCGTTCTTCTGCTCCAGCTCGGTAATGCCGAAGTCGAGGTTGCCCCAGTTTTGCGCCATGACCTCGGCGAGACGGATCGAGGGGCCGGTCACGTTCTCGCCGCCGCGCGGGTATTCATAGATCGCGCGCTCGGCAAGGCTCTTGCGCTTGCAGGCGTTGAGAATGCGGTTGTTCGCTTCGATCTCGTCACGGGGAAAACGCTTGGCGACGACCATTGCCGCCTGTACCTCCTGCGCCTGACGGGAGATCATCATTTCGGTGTTCACGCTCTTGGCGCTCACAACTTCGGTGCTGTTGTAGGTCTGCATTTCGTTCATGGTAATATCCTCCTCAAATAATCATTCGTACTGATAGCCATTGCTGACAAGGAATTGCTTCAAAAGGCGCAGGCGCTCGCGCGTATCGGTCACGCGGAACGACACCGTGAGGCGTTCGACCGCCGCCTGCTCCACGCGCTTCGGGACGACCTGCGGGGCCGCTGCGCCGGTATCCTCGCGGACGGGTGCTCCGGCAGCGCGGGCCTCCTCCATTTCCGTGCGGCGTTTCACGGCCTCGCGCTCCTCCTCGGCGCGGCGGTGACGCTCGTTGACAACGGAGATCGCAAGCGAGAGGTCGAGGTTCTTTTTGTACTCCACCATGATCTCCGGCGCGTTCTCGCCCATCGTGCCGATGGTTTTCATGTCCTGTGCCACGCCGTCCACCTTTAGCTTGATCTGCTCCATGAGCTTCTTCGGCGTCTTGGCTTTGGCGCTCGCCATATCGACCTTAACGCCGGTCTGCCCGAACGAAAGGAAGTCGATCTCGTTGACCGCGCATAGCTCCCGAAAATAGCCCAGCAGCATTTCCTCGCAGCGGCTCTTGATCTCGCTTTCCGTCGCGTCGATCTTGGCTTTCAGGTCTGCGTCGGCGCGCTTGTACGGGTCGGCGATGCACTCACGGTAGACGGCTTCGAAGCTGTCGTACTTCTCCATGATCGCGGCTTTAATGGCCTTGCGCTGGGTCTCGGCGTCGGCAAACTCGCGGTTCATCTCGGCGCGAATGTTCTTCACGCTGGTTAAGGTCTCGTCGGTGCAGACAAGGCTCATTGCCTCCGCAACGCGCCGCTCCGTCTGCTCCTTCCGGCTCCTCAAATGCTCCTCAATCACAGGGAGCTGCGTCACTTTCATCAGGGTGTTATCCATCTTCGGTCTCCTCCAATTCTTCAAAATACATTTCCTCCGCCCCGCACTCGGGGCAGTAAAGGTCTGTCCGCCACTCGACGCCGTTCTCGCCGTCGAGGTTTTCACGGCTCGTTACCGTCCGCGGCTCGTAAATGATCGCGCCACAGCGGTTGCACAGGTAGGTCATAGGCGGCCTCGCTTCTTCAGATAGCGGCGCTCGCCCTTGGTGCTGACGAGGATAGACATGGCGCGGGCGTATTCGCCGCGATAGTGACGCTCGATCTCGTCCGCGTTGCGGGCGAGGAAGTAGCCCTTTCCCTCGCAGGCGTTGACGATAAAGGGGCCGTCCTCCGTTTCATCGCGCCGTGCCTCCTCGATGAGCTTGCGCACGGTGCGGTCCGGCAAGCCGAGCAAAGCGCATAGGTCGCCGCGCGTCATAGCATTGTCCTCGCCCTCGCCGAGAGCAGACAGCAAACGCAAAGCATCGTCTGTCATGGTAATACCTCCATATAAACGTAAGCGGTTTGGACGCCAAACTCCCGCGCGGCCTGATGGTCGTCAAAGAACACGTCGATGCGGTTTTCCTTGATCGCGCCGCCGCAATCCTCGGCGGTGTATGTATAGCTCGTGCCGTCGGCAAAGTAGATCGTGACGGTCGAGCCGTAAGGGATCACGCGAGGATCAACGGCAATGGTGCGGCCCTCGGTGGCGGTCGTTCCGGTCGAGGTGATGCCGTCGGTCTTGCCGCAGCACTTCATGCACGGACAATAGGCGGTTAGCTTAAATTTGCCGAGCGGTTCGCCGATGGAAAGTTCCGCGCTCCCCTCTGCGGGCTTGTCCTCGCCGGGGAGTTTGTCATCGATGACCGGCGGCTCGCCCTTGTACGGCTGCCCGGTGGTTTTGACCGTCAGCACCGCAAAGAGGATCAGCAGCGCCGCGAGGAACAGGCAAACAGCGGCGATGCGCGCCGAAGCGTCGGCCTTGCGCTGCTCGCGGGTGCGCTTTTGATTTCTCATACCGCACCTCCCCATTGTTCTGCCATCGCCCGTGCAATGCCGGGAAATGTCTTGCTTCTTACTTTTGCTTTTCGGCTATATGTATCTTCCCATGTGCGGTTTTTGCCACTCGGTAGTTTTCCAAACAGTTTCCCGTTGTCAGGTTTCGCCAGCCCGTTTGTCCGAAGCGGAGGCAGATTCACCAACCATAAGCATGTTGCCTTTGTTACATAGTTTTCTACATCGTTTTCGCTCTCTGCAAACATATACGGGTGAATCGTCTGGTCTGCGCTTCGGAACGCCGTATTCATAAAACCTACCGGATTCTCCACGGCAATCCTTTCAGCATTTGCCAACAGAAATTTCATAAAAAACACTGCCGATAGTCCCCTGTTCTTCCAACGCTCAACAACGTACCCTGGTGAACGATACTTCAGTGAAAAATGGATTCTGGCAACATTGCTGAGATAGGTGCATGGCGGATGCGCGATCAGCAAGTCCCACTTGCCGACATCATGCATCTGCCCGTCCATTGTCGTGACAAAACCTCCCTCAATAGCCTTTAAAGCATCGCCTAAAATATGCCATTCGGGATGCCCGCCGGACGGCGCTTGAATGTCGCAGGAATACGCCTCATGTCCCAAAGCACGGAACGCCTTGCAGACCTCTTGGCTTTCCTCACAGGCTACCAACACTCTCATCGCTTTGCCCTCGGCGTATCCAGCCAAACAATCAGACGCACGAGCTGATAAGAGATGGTCGTGACGCCGACAAAAATCAAAAAGGTGTTCATTCCCTTTCTCCCTTCTTCTCGTTCGGCACAAGGCCGACAAACTCAAGGCCGCGACCGCGTGCGTAAATCTCTCCTATGATCGTCCCCAGCTTTACGGGGTCAGGGGGCGTGACCCAAATAATCTTGTACTCTGGCTTTTTTCTCATTGCCTTTTCCTTTCTCTCGTGCTACAATGAGCACAGGACACAATATCTTGTGGTAAGATTTGTCCGGTTGCCCTGTTCGGCTTGCTACGCTGAACAGGGCTTTTCTTATGCCCCGATTGCTTTTGTCTGCATCAAGCAATTCTTGACCTGCTGGTAATCCATGCCAACTTCCAGCAGAACCGAAATGCGGTTTTCCATCTTTGACACCGCCGCAAGCTCGTCCGAACTCATGTAATCGCTCGCTGTTGCAAACTTTTCCGCGCCGCGCTCCTTGCGAAGCTGCCGCGCCGTTTTGCCGAGCGCCGCCATATATGCGAGATCAGTGTACTGGTTATACTTGAATTGCTTGTGCGGACTGTCCGGCAGCGCCTTGATAGCGTCCGTCATGCTGGTACGCAGTGACTTGCGCTCGGCCTTGATTGCCTTAATATTCATCAGCTCTTTGCGCATGGCAAAGAACTGGCGAACGAGTTCTTTCTTGAACTCAATGACGACCGGCGTATTTCGAAGAAACGTAAGTAAAAGTGTCGCCTGCTGCTCGTTCAGGTGGTAAACCTTAACTGTCTGCCCTGTTTTGCTTCCACTCAAAGGTCGGATTCCAAATCCGACCTTACCAAACTCGTGGAGGTCTTTTTCATGGCGCTGAACTAACTTCTGCACCGTATCTCGCTTTACACCCGCGCACTCTGCAATGACTTCGGATGTCGTGAATGGCTCTTCGGTGTTCGGGGAAAGATAAACCAAATCGTTCATGCTCGCTTCCTCCGTTTTTTCAAAAGCTCATCCACCGATACCCCGAAATAGTCTGCGATGGCCTTGACGGTACTGACGCGCGGTTCGGCGTCTTTGCCGTTCCACTTGCCGATCGTACCGTTTGCGATGCCGCACGCCTTTTCCACGGTCGCGATATTGGTGTTGTGCTTTTCGCAAAGGCGTTTGACATTGTCATAGATCAAAAAAACTCCTCCTTTCGGTCGAATAATGCTTGACAGAAATTAGAAGATAGTCTAATATAATGCTGTTGAGGCAATTAAATATCTTCTGCAAGTCCGTCTTTGTGAGGGGGCTTAGTTTTGTTTACCCTTCACATGTCTAAGTATAATAGACTTAAGTCGCATTGTCAAGAAGAAAATCGGATTTTTGTCTAACTATTTTTTATGGATTTATCAAAAAGATTAAAAGATTTTTGCAGCGTAAGAGGAACTAACCGGACTGCCCTTGAGAAAAAGCTCAATCTTGGAAACGGGACGATTGGGAAATGGTGGAAGAATGGTAGGGTTCCAAATTACGCAAATCTGTTAGCTGTTGCTAACGAACTTAAAACTACCGTTGCATATTTGAGTGGTGAAACAGATGATCCGGAAATAAAAAAAGCCCTCGGCGATAACGTCGAGGGTTCGGCCAGCGGCGAAGCTGAGTTTATGCGGTTGTGGAGACGTTTATCTCCCGAACGGCAAGCTCGCGAGCTGGCGTTTCTTCGGGAGGAAGTGCTAAAGAGCGAAGCCGAGCAAGATAGCTGATCTTCTGCGGCTCAGAAAGCATCCGAAATAAATCCAGCGCTGCTTTCTCGTTGTTGTCTGGCATTATCCATTCCTCCGTTTTCAAGATTGCAAATCAAAACATCTGTTCGATTTTTCTCTATTATTATAGCATCGGTTTTTCGAAGATTCAACGTATTTTCTAAATATTTGAATTGGGGTAAACTGGAGGGATTTTCTGTGGGATTATTTGGGTTTTTAAAGCTGTCAAGGAAAGAACCTCCCATTCGGGAGAGTGAAAAGCCTTTTTATCAGCCAGACAGTTATTATAAAGACGCATCGTATAAAGGAACCGAGTTTGAAAAAAAGGTCATCCCGTTTGACGAGCGGAAGAAAATCTCTTATCCGTCTAAGCGCGGGCTATATGTCGCTGAGATCCTTCTGTTAAAATATTGTTCTTATGGCACATATCCGAAGCCTAAAACTGGGTATCCTGGATTTTGGTGGTATGAGTATGGCATCCGCAATGTTAGTGCAAAACTTGAATCGCTTGAACAACGCGGATTTATTAAGATGAACCAAACATCTAACAAGTATGAGCTTACTGATCTTGGGAGTGCAGAGCTGTTTGACAATGGCTATGTTCCGTATATGCACAAGAGCGAATTGAAAACGATAGAAAACTCCCCATATGGCACGGAATTTAATGTTTGGTCTATCAACCGCCTTGTCGGGCAAGGAAGTTTGGAAAAGTGGCCGGAATATGTTGCAGCAGGAGAAGAAAAAGTTCGCATATGGCTGAATCGACCCAAAATATATGAAACTACAACACCGAAAAATAAAGAAGAAGCCGACCTAATGGCTCACTTAAAATCTCAAGATGACCAAATCGCTGAGATTCAAAAAGCAGAAAAACATTTTGAGGATACAGGTGATATCGGCGCGCTTTTAGAGTTTTGGGAAAACCTTTGGGCAAATGGTGGATTAAAGTTTAACGGTTCCCATTGGACGTTCCGCCTTGCTGATCTGTATATCAAAATACAGCAATATGATGACGCCTTGCGGGCCGTAAAAATGATCAAGAACCCTGCGTATAAGGAAAAGAAAGCCGGGTATATTGAGAAGATAGAAAAGCTATCGTCTAAAAAGAAAAGGAAAAATTCTAAAAACTGCAAGACGGTGTAGTTCAGATCGGCCCCGCCGCCCTCTGCAACAAACGGCGGGGCCTTTTTGCAGCCGGCGAGGAGCGGTCGCCGCTGCTTGTCTTTACCGTAGCCCACTTTGGCTTGGTAATTCAATGCCGAAGTCTTGCAATAAAACAGCGCTCGACATGGCTCGACAAGCCCTCATCTTGCGACTTTGCGGCGCGAAAATCGAAAAAATTAAGGTGGCGTAAATGAACATCCAAGAAGTGTGTAGAATCCGTAAAGAAGAATTGAAACTGACCTATCAAGACATTTCAGACGATTCCGGCGTGCCGCTGTCCACCGTGCAGAACTTCTTTTCCAAGTTTTCGAAAGCTCCGTCCATCTACACCGTCGCGCCGATCTGCAAAGCGCTTGGAATATCGCTTGATGAAGCGTTCGGGATTTCCGAACACTTGACGCCGACCGAGGAAACGTTGCAAGCGCGAAATGATGAGCTAGAACGCCATGTTGACGCAAAGGCCGATACCATTGAGATCATGCGGCGCGGTGTCCATATCCGCAACGGCGCGATTGCTGTAATGTTTGTTATCATCGCTCTTCTCGCTGCGTGGTGCGTGTACATTGATTTTCATTGTATAGATTACGGATTTTGGAGGGGGATTCGATGAGAGCGGCGCTATATATCCGCGTGTCCAGCGAGGAACAGGCGCGGCATGGTCTATCATTACAAGAGCAGCGGGACACGCTGACAAGGTATGCCAAAGCGAATAAAATGACCGTGGTGGGCATATATGAGGACGCGGGAATATCCGCGCGAAAGCCGTATAAAAAGCGCCCTGCGCTCCTGCGGCTATTGGATGATTGCAAAGCGGGTAAAGTTGAAACGATCCTGTTTATCAAGCTCGACCGCTGGTTCCGCAACGTCGCTGGGTACTACGACGTGCAGACGCAGCTGGACAAATACGGCGTGACATGGCAGGCGACGGAAGAGGACTACGAGACGCGCACCGCGTCCGGGCGATTAAAGGTCAATATCATGCTTTCCGTCGCGCAGGACGAGGCCGACCGCACAAGCGAGCGGATCAAATTTATCAACGACGGCAAGCGTGCAAAAGGCCAACCGGCAGGGTCAAAAGCACCTTTAGGGTATATCGTCAAGGACAGGCAATACCAGATCGATAACGGCACGGCAGATGCCGCACGAGATATGTTTGCGGCGTATATCAGGCTGCAAAGCGTGCTTGGCGTAAAGAAGTATATGCTCGAGACGTGGGGGATTAACAGGGCGTATACCAAATATGTAAACTATTTTCGGAACCGGCTTTATATCGGCGAGGTGTACGGCATCGAGAACGCTTGCCCCGCGCTAATAAGTAAGCAGGATTTTGACATTGTAAATGATATCCTCCGCCAGCGGTCGCAGCGCTGCGCGGGAGTTGAGACAGATCGCGTTTATTTATTCTCGGGATTGTTGCATTGCAAAGAGTGTGGGAAAACGATGCAGTCGGAAACGGCAAAGCAGATTTATACCTACTACCGATGCCGGACGCGAATGCTTGACAACTCCGCGTGCCAGCACAAAAAGAGGATTCGCGAAGACGCGCTGGAAGATTATTTATTGCATGAGCTTGAGGGAATTGCCGAGCGAAACAATCGCTATTACAAAAAGGCAGAAAAAAAGCCCACGCAAAGCGCGGACGCGATCCGAAAAAAAATGAGCAAGCTGAAAACTCTTTATCTGAATGATTTGATCGAGTTGGACGAATACAAGCGGGAGTACGCGAGCTTGAAGAAAACACTTGAAACGGTAGAGGAAAAGCCAAGGACAAACCTTGATGCGCTCCGAAATGGGCTTGCTGAATATGATACTTACTCCCGGGAAGAGAAAAAGGAATTCTGGATGCGCTTTATTCGGAGAATTGACGCAGATGACGACGGCGCGTTTTTTGTAACGCCCCGTTAGGCATATTTGACCTTCGTGTTC